ACTTTTGTCCATTCTTTAACAACATTACCTGTACTGTTAATATTTTGTACCCATACATCTGAATTGTTTACATTTGTATTTGTAATATCATATGATGCATTGTCAATAGGAGTATCTATACTAAAATCATTGTATTGTAAAGTTCCTTGTTTAACACCAAAAAAGAATCCAGTATTAACACTGTTTATACCTTTACCATCATTTTTAAAATATATTCCAAAACTTCCTACTGGGTTTGGAGATTTTTCTGCAAATACTTTAGTATTATTATCATAGTCGCTGCTTATAACATTAAATGTGGATTGTGTTCCAGACACTACGCCTTGTACATCAAATTTAATTTGATTAGGGGTATTGTTGAGATCGTAAAATTCTGTTTTTATATTATTAATTACTACTGATTTTTTTGGACTACCATATTGATTACTGTTTTGCATAACTGAATTAACTACAGTAATAAAATCATCTAAGTTACTTACATTGTTTGAAACTTCATATTTAATATCAGTTCCACCTAAGCTCGTACCCGCACTTCCAATAACATTTTCATTTGTTTTAACACTTACTACTTTCATCTCACCGTACGCTGGCACATTACGTCTTGGTTGATATCCTAAAAATTCTGCTAATTTGTAAACTGATTCCTGTCGTTCTGCTGTACTTAAAAAATTGTTCCTAGCATTCATATCTACTCGATATGCTAAGTTGTGACCAAATTGTGCAACTACATCTAGTAGTGAAACAAATTCAGCTGATTCTACCCAGTCATTGTAGTTTTCTGGATAATTATTGCGTACATAGTCAACCATTGCAGTACGTATTGTGTCATAGTCAAATGCTTGAAAGTTAGCATTAATATACGATTCATATATTACTGTAAAGTCTTCTGCCGCGAATAGTTTATTTTGTCTTGATTTCTGTGCCATAATTAAAACTCTGCGTTATGTTCGAACTCTCGATCGAATTTAATCTGCAACTCTGTTGCAGTTGTTGTTGGTAAGTAAGTGAGCTTTACGTTAACTGTGACCGAATGTGCATCTTGATTAACTTTTATATTTGAATCTGATACTTCAAATCTAGGATCGTATGATACTACATTATATACTTCTTCATTAATAGAATCTATTGTTGATTGATCTAGTGGTTCAAAGACGTATAATTCCAAGTCGCACCCGAATGTAGGGTCTGTCCATTTCTCTCCTTTACGGATTTTAAAATGATTTAACAGGTCCTGCTTGGCTAAATCTAAGCCAGTCAGACTCTTACTTGTGTAAGGTTGATTTAATGTTGTGTACCCAAATATATTGCTCATACAACTATTTATGCGAATTATTAACTACGTAGTTTATGAATGAGTTAAGTTAGTAGTTTTGCCAGGAGTCTTTTCCTACTTTCAATCATATTTGGTAAGAATCGTTTTGTTTCTGCATAGTAAACATATTCTGCTTGTTTCTTTTGATCATCATTTAATTGGCCAGTACTATATTCTTTTACAAGAGTTTGTATGCCATTTTCTTTAATAAGAGATCTATCTTTATATGTTCCATAGTCACCAAGGATTAATATTTTTGCTTCTGATTGCCTAGTAATTCTATCCAAACCACTAAGTGTTAATGCTGTGGCTACATGGTCCCATTTTTTATCTGAGATAAAATCTAATAACTTGAATTTTCTATCACCTGTTCCCACATGGCTAAATGATCCTGTATCTACATATAAACTTAACATAGCATCATATTGTGATTGTGATAATGTGTTTAATGGAAATAGTTTTTTAAATCTTCGTTCTTTATCTTTAAATTCTTCTATCCAATTTGTATATGCCTCAGCTTCAGTAAGGCCTGTGCCAGTTAATCCAGTAGTTCCATTGTAGCCTATAACAGAATTTTTAGAATAGCCAAGCCATTTAGTATGTCTGAGTTTAAGATTAATTAGTTTATCACTTGCTTCATGTTCAGATAAATTTATTAGCGTGTTAACCGCTGTGCTGTTAATAGTTGTAAACAATCCATAATCTATTAGATTTTTATTATCAACTGTTGGTTGTAAGTAAACAGTTGCCATTATGATGAATTCCCTTTTGATTTGTTAAATCCTTCTTCTACTCCACTAACACCTTTCCATGGATGATGTTCTGGTACTCTACTTGCTACACTCGTTTTAACATTCTCATTTGCTATTTGATTTTGTACTGTAGTTTTTGTTGCTGGATCTGGGTCAGGGCCGTTCATATCTATTCTAGCACCTTTGATAATCTGATTGCCTGCTACAAGTAAATTATAGTTTGCATCTGCTTGTATATTAATATCTACTGCACTGTATATATCCATACTGCCTACACTTGTTTCTAATTTTATTCCATCACTACCTGAGCTTTTTATATTAACGCCCATTTCGGCCTGCATATTAATATTACCTTTTGCGTGTACATTGTAATCGCCTTCTGTATGAATACTAACTCCGCTTTTGCTGTAAACATCTATGTGTCCTACAAGGTCCATCTCAACCCAAGCATCACCTGATTTGTTTATAATAAAAACAAAACCATTACTGTCGTCCATTAATATTTGAGCACCGCCTTTGGTTCTCAATCTAATATTGTTACTGACGCCATTAGCATCACCATCGTCCATTGTAAGGACATGTCCTTGTCGTGTTGTAATACCAAAAACTTTACTAGGCGACTCTCTTCTTGCACTACTTTGGCTGAGTCCCCTTACATAGTCAACACTTAGTCCTTGTTGATTTAATACTGACATTGTGTACTCGTCTACTGGTTTAGTATCTGCATCATTTTTATCTGTTGGGTTTTTCTCAACTGCTGGCCCGAGCCCTGCAATCTTTGCTCTAGCCATTTCTGTATTAGTCATACCTGCTGGGCCTGAGCTAGTTCCAAGTTTGTAAACATCATGACCAGCCTTACCGCCCATCATAGCATTTCTATCTTTTGCTATAAGAGAACCAATTACAATACCTTGTTCTTGACTGCTTGTGTATGCTACAACAACATTTGTTCCTATTTCTGGAGGCTGAGGCCACATGCCATAACTTGTTGGTGCTTGAGATTCTTTAGTTACATCTTTACCACTATCAGTAATTTTTGTATGACCACCAAACGGAATTGCCAGTAAACAAATTCTTTCATTCTTTTTTGCTCCAAATTCAGAGATACGTACAGTTATTCTTCCTGTATATAAACTATCTTTGTTGTTAATAACTTCGCCAATATATATTCCGCTAAGGGTATTAATACCCATTGCACTGCTTTGTTTACCTCTTTTTGAAACTACTACTCCGTCGTGTTTTATTAATGCCATATTACATGTCTCCTGATAATTCTATTAATCTTCCTAATACTAAACTTGTGTTTGTTGTTACATCTTTATAACCACTTAATGTTTGTGTAAATTTTCCGCCTTGGAACCTACTCTCAATTGAAGTTAATTTATAAACTCCTGATGAAACAATATCAATAGGTCCTTTTGTTTGATCTTCTAGTAACTTATCTGCATTTGGATTCCATTGTACAAAACTTATTAATGCATCGCGTTTACTATAATCTGGTGTTTCTAATTTTCCTTTTATTATCGCCTGCATATTGCCCATCCAATATGGGTCACCTTTTATTTCTAAATCAAATTTCCACGCATCATATTCACGTTTGGCCATTTGAGATATTTTGTGTGCTAACGCTGATCTACTATCTATACCAGTTGCATTAAGTTGTGCATCTTCGGCAGAATCAGCTTTGGTAGCTCCACCATGAACTAAATCATTAAAAACACTTTCAGCGGTGTAAGGTATATCTTCTAAATATGGTGATGTTGGTATTGCTGTAGGAGCAAATTGAGGTTCCCCATCACTGCCTCTTCCATGACCGTATTGACCTCCTTGTGGGTGATCAACAACTACATATAAATTTTGTACATCAATTTGATAGTTCAATACTTCTGTATTTGTTCCTGAATACATAAATGTGTAAGCCTTTTCAATTTTTGTGTTATTAATTTTTTGTTTTTGAAAAATAGGATCTTTGAGTTTCTTTGCATGTTCTGTAAGACTAAGATCTGGAGATGTCTTATTTATATAAATTTTAATAGTAAAGGTAACTAGAATAGGCTCTACACTAGCATAGAGCATTTTTCCGGCATACTCTTTTTGATCTTTCTTTGAATATTCGTATGTTGGATCAACTACAATGGCAGCCTTTAAACCTTGTTTCTCTAATTCAAGTTGCCAGTCAATCCATTCTTTACAGTTCTTTTGTATTAAGTCTCCTAATTTCATAGGAATACTAGTTTCTCTTTCAATTGTTACATCACATGTATCAGGATCATCTGGACTGACGTTCTGTCCACCGGAATCTGCTGAATCAGTTATATTGGAATATATTCTAGTTTCTAAAGTAAAATTCTCTTCTATGTCTGCTGTTTTAGTTCCTGGCATTGATACAACTTTTGATGAACCATCAAATACAATAGCTATCTGTTTTGGTGGCTGTCTTCCAGCCTTAAAATCTTCTTTGTTCATTGCCTCCTTTTGTCCTTTGTTAAATTGTTTTACTAATCCGTCTGTAAGGTCCTTTACTGTTCTTATGTTTTTTATGGTTATATCACAATCAGTAACTGATTCTGTTTGTGCGTGTTTAATCATTGACCATGCAATAATGTTATATCTAGTGCCCTCTGGTCCAGTAGTACTTCTAATTTGATTTAACTTAACTGGGTAAAAGAATATACCATTAAATGTAGTACTTGCAGAAGTAACTGGGTCTCTACCTAAAAATTCTAATTTTAATATATAATTTTGTGAATGTAAGTTGGCTGGCTTTTTAATAATTTGTGCTGCTCTTAGAGCTTTATCCAAAAAAGTAAAGCCCAGGTTTTCAAATAAATCAAATTGTATTACACCTGGTGTAGTATTACCATGTCTTTGTCCTGGTGTTACTACTGACATTGCCGCAAAATTATCTAAAGAAAATTCTGTAGTAGTTCCTTGTTGTGCAATAATAAATGCTTTTTTAGTTTTTAATGCCGCATCATCATCCCCTAATATATTAGGGTCATTCCAAATATCATTGTCTACTATATACAATGTCCAACGATACGTAGGGCTATCAACAGTACTTAACCAGTTAGGTGCAACAAGGTTTGTTACTTTACCAGTTTGTATACGTTTAGCCTTAGCATCGGTTCTTATACCTCTTTCTCTATTTGTTTCTTGTCCACCTGAATCCTTTGCAGTGGTAAAACCTGCCGCATCAAAATCTGTATCTTGTGTGGCGAGCTGAACTTCACTTTCTGATTTGCCATTTGCCATAGCAACACCAGTTGCAATTACATCTTCAGTAAACTTAGTATCACGGTCATATTTTTGATGAAGGTCAGTTGAAGCACCTTCCATATCTGCCATTGATGTTATTAGTGCTTTAGTGATATGTGGATGAGTTTTTAAATTAGGTAAAGTATCATTTGGACCAATTCCTAAGTCAGCTGACACTTTGTCTATATATGCTAGTGTATCATTATAATCTTCTGGTGGTGCATGACGAGTAATAATTTCAGCTAGTGTACTGTTGCCGTGTGTTTCTTGACTTGTATATAAATTCTTTGCCGCAGCACGAACACCAAGTTCGGGATTAGAAAACGTTTCAAAGCCAGCATTAGATCCAACAGCGCCTTGCCACGGTATGTTTGTATCTATGAGGTTTACTGGATTATTGTTTCTATCCGCCAGTGTTGTGCCTGCTACATTTGCCATGTTACGAGAACCTTATAGGAACTGAAATTTTTAAACCTGTTTTAAAATCTATAATAGGGTCTGATAATTTATCTTCATTAAATAAAGCAAATACCCACCATAACTTTGCATTACCATATAAGTCATGTGCTAATAAGTCTGGTTTCTCTTCGTATTTTGCTTCTAGTGTTATTGTTTTTGTTGTTGTGTTATCTACATCAATACTGTCAATATTTAAAACATCTAAATATTGTCCATTAATAATTTTTGTATTTCTATATAAACTATCTGTTCTATAATTTGCCATTAAATAAATCCTCCTTCATTATATGAAGCCATTACTGTTGCCACCTCTAAGTAAACTACCACTTGCAAATGTTCTTATGTTAAACTTATCTTTAACAGCTTTTGGTGGAAGTTGAGGTACTATCTCTACAGATACTAGCGATAGTGTAGGCACAGCAATCATTTCACCGCCTATATCTACTTCTACATAGTCAGTATCTTCAGGTAATGTGTATGTAAAGTTTCTAATTATACATGGAACATTTGATGCATGTACAGAACCATAACAACTAAATTTTAGTATTGGTGGCGGAGTACCTGCTCTATCGCCTGCTTGTACGCCGAAGTCTGCTTTTGTACAAACTTTAAAGAAATGGAAAGCCGCTGCTGTATAACGTGCTTCTTCTTCTGTATTTGAAGGAAACAATGCTGTTACTGACATTGGAGGATTTGGTGTGTTTATATAATAATTTTGTTGATATATAGATCCTGCTACATCATATGTACCATAATTTGCATTATGTGACATTTGAATAGTAGGAGTTAGTGGAAAAATTACACCACCATCTCTGTCTAGTGGGCTAAGTATTGAGTCTGGACTGTGTGGTCCTTTTAAACTAAGATCAAACGGTTTGCCTTTTTGTTTCATTACCAACCTTGCTTTGTTTGTTACACCTGCCATTACGTTAATCTCTCCTCAATAAAACGAAAAACTTGTTCATCAAATTTGCCAAAAAACTTTGTAAATGCTTGTTGTTTTTCTTTTTCGTCAGCTACCATAGCCATTGTTGCACGGAAATCACTTGCACTCATTCCACCTTGCATAATAGGTGCTACATATACGTAACCTCTATCTTGTGCTGTAGGAATTAATTCTTCCATATTATCTGGCATATCATGTAAGAATCCTGTGCCA